AACTCGGGCAGCTGCGACGGATCGACGACAGGAACGTCCAACTCCTCGTAGGCGGCGCGGATCTCGGCGTCGTTCTCGATCGCGAGGATCACGTCGTACGAGTCGAGCAGGGCCCGCATCGTGTCGCGCTTGTAATCGACCGTCTCGGCATCCGTGTTGTTCGTGAACAACATCGCGTACTCGACGCCGGCACGCTCAAGCTGGGCGGCAGTCTCGTCCCGCTCGGCCTCGATGCGGCCGGTCAGGATCACGATCGGGACGGGAATCTCCTTGAGGAACATGACGGTGCGGTCGATCGGCTGCGTGCCGTTCCGCAGGATCGTGTCGTCGACATCGCTCACGACGACGCGCGGCTTGCCATCCTCCTCGTCATCCTCGTCCAGTTCGGCCAGGAGCGCGGCCGGATCGATCGCGCGCTCCTCATCATCAGACTCGGCGTCGAGCTGGGCGACCTTCTCCTTCGCCCACGCCTGCGCCGTATCACCACCCCACAGAAGCCACGCGACGTAGCCGGGCGTCTCCTCACCAGCCTTGTCCCAATCCGGCGTACGGCTCGCCTCGTGCCGCGCGAACCATCCAGGCATATCGCGCACCTTCTCCTCCGACAATGCGCCGCGACGCGCCATCACGCGCGCATCCGCAATCGTCTTGTCGACGAGACCATCACCACCCCGGCCGGCCTCGTACAACTCAAGGCCTTTGCGGGCCGCCAGGCTGATCACGCGCGTCACGGTCAGATCGACGGCCACTAGTTCTCCACCTCGTACGCGCCCTGGGGATCCTCGGGATTGACCTGCGCGACAGGCTGCAGCATCACGTTCGGCAGGCCCGTGTGCGCGATCTTTGGCAGACCCAGCGCATCCATCACGGCGCCCGGCTCGAAGCCGGACTGGATGAGGCGCTGTGCGATCTGCGTCTTCTTATCCATCTCGGCGATGTTCGCCGCGCCAAGATCGACCGAGTGGAGCGGGACGCGCAGCTGATCGCCGCCGTCAACTGGTGACATGTCCTCGAGGCTGCGGATCTGATTGATCGACGCCCACCCGTTCTGAATCGCCGACGCGTAGAAGTTCGCGCGCGCCGCCGAATCGCCGCGGAGCAGGCCGTCGACGTTGTACTTGATGAACGCGCCCTGCGGTAGAAGCCGACTGAACGCCTGCTCGAGCTTGTAGATGTACGGGCGCAGCGTATGCACCACGAAGTTGATGCTGTTCTGCTCAAGGCTGTTGTACGACGATGCGCCCGGCTCGATCACGCCGATCATGCTCGGCGGCACACGGAACGCGCGCGCGATCTCCTCCACCGCGAACTTCCGCGACTCGATGAACTGGGCCGAGTTGTTATCTGGCGTGGTCTTCGTGAACTTCGCACCACCGAACAGGACACCCGTGCGGTGCGACTTGCGGAGGCCGCGATGCTCGTTCTCAAAGCTATTGGCGAGGTCGAGCGCCTGCTCCTTCGTCAACGGGCCCGGATACTCGATGATGCCGCTCGTGTGCGAGCCCGAGAAGAAGCGGGCCGCAAACTGCTCAAGCGCGGACGCCAGGCCCAGGTTCTCCTTCACCATGTCGATCCGACTCTTGCCGCGCAACTGACCAGGCAGCACGATCTCCTTGATGTGCAGCATCTCGTCGTGCGTGATCGTGTCGCGATTGTCATAGATGTACAGGGGCCGCGACTTGTCCTTCGTCTGCGACACGAACACCTTGTGCGGATTCAGTACGATCAACCCAGCCACGCCACGCTCATCCCGCAGCACGCGAATGAACGCATTACCGTTCAGCAGCAGACTCGTGACGGCCAGCTGCGTCAGGTCCGAGAACGACACGCCAATGTCGGGCGTATCCAACCATTCGGGCTTCGGCCGGTACGGCCGCCGCGTGCCCTGTTGCCGAATGAACGAATCGACCGGCAGCGTCGAGATCGAATCCGAGATCAGCCGCACGCACGCGTAGACGGCATTGACCTTGAGGACGTTCTCCTGATCAATGACAACGCCAGCGTTCGTGGAAAACAGGATCGAATCGCCCGACGCAAAAAGCGTCTGGTACGAGATCGCACGCTTCTCACTACCCGGAAACAGGTTCGACAGCACCCGCTACTCCCCCGCCCGCTGATAGAACAAGGCACGCTCGTACGCCAACGCGACCGCGACAATCGCAATACCCAACACGATAAAACCCGCCGGGATGCTCAGCATCATCACACCGGCCACAAGCAGCGCAAGACCAATCAACTCGGCTACCAAAACCATTGTCAAATATGGTAGCCGACCGGACTACAAAGAATAGAAGCCTGGCACCACCGGCTCCTCGGTCTGCAGCGTCGCACCATACGTCGCCATCACCGCCGCAACAAGCGCATCGATCTTCTGCCGCTGCCGCATCTTCGACACGCGCCAACCCCGATCCGTCTGCACCGCCGCACAGTTCAACGCGGCCGACGTCAGCTGCGCGTCCTCGCCCGAATGCACGATCTCGCCGCTCTGAATCATCGTGTAAAACGACTGGTACGCATTCGCCATCGGCGCCGAGTTCTGCGCCAACAAGACCATCGGCACGCCATGCTCAGCGTCCAGAATCGTCGCGCTCCGCTCGAACAGGCGCGGATCGTAGAAGACGCCCGTCACGCTGAACCGCTCACACAAGTCGATAATGTGCTCCTCGATTTCGATGACGTTGACGTACACGCCTTCGCGTGGCATCCACACGCGCGACTCGAGCACGACCTTGCCATCGTCCGGCCGGCGCCACGCCACGACCACCGCGCTTGAGTCATTCACGATGCCGATGTCGACGCCGAGCGCGACCCGAGCGCCGTCGGGAATCTCCACGCCGCGCTCGATCGCAGCGTTCCACCACTCCGACTTGATCCACGCCGACGTACCCGCAACCCACACGCACCCATGCAGCTGCAGCACCTCCTCATCCGACAGCTCGGGATTCGCCGCCTGGCGGGCTAGGAACTCCTGCGTGATCCACGACGCCGGGTTCGCCAGCTTCATCGCTGCCGTATCGTGCGGATCCTTTGTCGGCGCCGAGTAGTTGTAGACCAGTGTCTGCGCGTCGAAGTTCCGGCTGATCGTCAAGCCCGGATGCTTCTCCAACTCGCCGACCGCCTCGTTGCGATCGATCATCCCGCCGAGAATCGACGACTCGCGCTCATTCGCATCGCCGGCCGTCGAGATCGTGAACGACTGCGTGTTCACACGCGCACCACCACCCGTCGTCAACGCCGCCCACGCCTTCCGCTGCGACGGTTTAGACCAGAACGCAAGCTCGTCAGCGATCACCAGCGACGGGTTGAAACCGTGCAGCGTGTCCGCACTGGACGCCATCCGCAGGATCTTCCCGCCACCATCCGCCCTGGCGATCTCGCCCTGGTACTCGCGCAACACCGCAAACTCGGCCAACTCGACACTGCGTCGAATGTACGACACGCACGCATCGAACAAGCGGCCCGCCTGTTTATCCGACGCCGCCGCCAGCAGAATCTCCGGCTGCGTCTGATCATTGAACAAGCGATACAACGCATATGCCGCAAGCATCGACGTCTTCCCATTTTTCCGGCTTACAACGAGCGCGCACGACTTCCACACCGGCTGAATGCCATCCGCATCGACCGTCGCCAACGCCTCACCCATGAACTCGAGCTGCCAATCCTCAAGGACAAGCGGCTCGCCGGCGAACTGGTCAACGCTCTGCACCAAGTAGTGCTCGCACCACTTGGCAAAGTGACTGACCCGATTCGCCTTCGCATACTCGCGCCACCGCACTACGCCGAATCCTCCTCCGCGTTCACCTCAATCACCGGACCCAGCGCGCCGACGCGATCCTTCGCCGTCGCCGCACCTTGCGGCCGGCCACCACTTGCCCGCTTCACCGCCGCCGGCTCAAGCTTTAACGCCTTTCCGAACCTGGCCGCGTCAGCCTCGGCCTCGCGCAGCATCTTCACCAACGGGTGCGGAACGAGCGTTCCATTGTTCACCGTGTACAGCTTTGGTCGGCCGTGGTCATTCCACTCGCGTCGCAGCTCGTCAGCCAAGTCAACCGCCCGCGCATACCGAATCGCCGCG